GTTACCATCACCGCCGGGGGGAACCTCGCCAGAGGGACCCAGCATCTCAGCGTTAGGGTCATCAACACCTGACTGTTCAACCCCCGGCAGCATGGGAGCAGGCTCAGGAGCGAAGGCTTCTGAGACAATCTTTTCCATCGGTAAACCTTTTTGCCTACCAATAATGATTTGGGATAGACGTGCAAGGATCTCTCCGGGGTCTTGACCGTTCTGTGCAAGGATAGGTATGGCTTGTGCGTAACCCGCGACAGCCTGCTTCAACGCATCCCTGAGTTCTTCGATGTCTACTTGTTGTTCTTCTTCTGAGGCGTTCAAAGAGAAAGGCATTTGGCGGCGAAGGAAGTCACGGGAAATCAGTTTGTCTCCACGGGCCTGCAAACCAAACACGAGTGCCCTGTTGGGGTCTAGTCCGGCCATGAGACCGTACTGAACGTCAACAGTGTAGTCACCGTCAATGTCTTTTTCTGGGCGGTACTTCACCTCATACGGGGTACCGTCGGCGTTACCGCGAACAGTTTTGCTTACAGTAGCAAACAGTGTGTCGTCAAGCATCAACGATTTGCGAACAAGACGTTCAAGGGTGCGGGCAAACATGGCTTGACCTGTACGGATCTGCGTGTCAAAGCCTGACATGAGTGCCTGAACGCCACGGCCAGTAACAACACTGCCCTCAACGTTACCGTTACGTGCGTCAGGGTAGCGTGAACCCTGCCGTAACTCTTGATCAAGTACACCTTGTTGGGCGAAAGCGGCAGAAGGAACCTCAAGGGCTACCCTGCGTACACGGTCACCGCTGTTAGTTCGGATGATAGAGTCAGGTCCGAACGTCATTTCTTGTGCGTCAGGTGGCAGCACGATGGGTGCCTGTACGCTTTTCTGTGCAGCCTCAAGGCTCAGTAAGGCAAACCTTGCCTTAGCAACCTGTACTGCTAGGACGTCATCGAACTGTCCGTGTGATTCTTCATCAACACCGGGACGTTGAGTCCATTCTAGGAGACATTCACCCACAGGGTTCTTGACTGATTCTAGTATCATGCCTTCTTTGTGGGGCATGAAGATCATATCAACGTGCTTGTCGTGGTAGCGAACAATCTCTATAAGGTCATTGCCCCCTCCACCACCGGGAGTCTCAAGGATACCACGAGTGTGGGGGTACATGACCATGAGTTCGTCGCGGGACTTGAAGAAAGCGAAGAAACCAGCGGTGATCATTCCCCAACGGTCGAAGATGGGGTATGCACCGATAGAGTCAAGGAAACGAATCCTTGGCATTTTGTTGTCGTCATCAATTTCGATGATGCTGGGAACGAAACCGTAAGTGAAGTAGCGGTCTGCCGCCGTGTACATTTGTATTTGCAGGCCACTGTTATCCAAGTAGCCGTTAACGATACGTGTGCGCTTCTCAGCGAAGGCACGAGCCGTGTCGTTAGTCATCTTAGATGAGGAACAGTTAAAGGATGGTAGTGGTGCTAGTACTTCTGACAGGTCACGAGCCGCAACATCAACCATGTTCGCCACGATGCCACCATCGAAGGGGCCTTCAGGGAACAGGGCAGGGAAAACGTCACGCATACGGCCTTGACGTACAGCAAGAACGTTCTGCATGCGGGTGTCGCGGGCAGTGAAACGGGTCTTGGTGCGTGTGTACAAGCCCCTAAGTTCGCGCATGGGTACATCTTCTGTCCCCTTGCCACCTGTTAGTTCATTCACTAATTACTCCTAAGCACCAATAGTTTGCCAACGTTGCTGCGCCTCAGCGTCAACAAGGTCAACTGTAATCTGATTCGATTTATCCCACGGGGTAAGGAAAGAGTTTGTTACGTGTGACCTAGTGTAGTTGCCCCGCAACGTGATACGGTCCCGAACACCAAGTTCAGCAAACCACAAAGCCATAACAATATCTGTTTTAGTTCCTTTAGGTGCGTTAGGCGACCAAGTAACGAGTTGTTCTACCATCGCTTTGGCTGCTTCAGAACCGTGAGTGGACGGTAACTCTACAAGGTGATGTTTATCTTCCCACCCTGCCCACAAAGTTGTCATGGATGCGACACCAAAATCGGCGTCATGCTTGTTGTTGCCAGTAAAATGGGGCATGATCCTTGCTCCGCGCCCAGCACAATACTGGTTTATTTCGCGGTCATGGACAAGGAACCCTTGGAAACCGTTTTTTTCTATTCTCCATTCAACTACCCCGTAACGGTCAGTCCAGTTCTTGATAAGATCCCGGATCTCTTCAGGTGTAGTACCCGCCTTGTTGTACACGTCTAGTACGTATCGTTTGTTCGTGTAATGATCTAGGCCGATAACTACGGCGGCGGTGTGCCCAGAAGTGGCAGGGTCAAGGCCAGCAATAATAATGAGACCATCCATACCATTCTGTCGGCAGTTCACCATACCTTTGGGCATAGGACCAGTCATACGGTTACCGTTAATACTTCCACGCAACGACTCCATAGTGAAAATGGATTCATCAGCAACCTGCTGCTGCTGGTAGACCATACTCCACACTCGCGGTGTCATACGTTTGCGTTTCTTAGATAATTTTGTGCCGTTCCATTTAGGGAACAGCCCGTCCTCGTCTGGTTCTGTGTCTGCCCCTTTAGCCCCAATCTCAATCTGATTGGATTTAGGCCACAACGTGACCCATTTTAGGGGGTCCTCGTCCGTCTGTAAGACGGCAGGCATCCCCAAGTATGACCAAGGGGATTCCTCATCAGGGTACCTTTTCGGGTCACGTAACTCTGAGTAAAGGTCTTTGCTGGAAAGTCGTGTACCAACCACTAGCAAGGCACCTGATGAAGAAATTCGGGAGACAACCTCAGATTGTATCCAATCTATTTGTCGCTCATAATCGTGGGCGTTAATACTATCAATAGCATCATCCAAAATAATGAGGTCGGCACGGGCACCATAAATCTGGCCCCTAATACCAAGAGCCTGAACAGTAGGGTCTTTCTCGCCACTGTCACGGGCATTACCAGAAATGTAGATCATGTCCTGATTCCACGCTTCAGCGTCCTTATCGAAACCACCCACCGGACCGTACTGGGTGATCATGTCCGCGTAGCGGGGATGCGTCAAACGAGTCTTGATAGCGAAAAGCATTTTCTTCGCCATACTCTGCGTCTTCGACACAATCAAAACCCGGACGTTAGGGTCCATAGCAATCCGGTACACAGCATAATTGATCGTTATACTCGTAGTCTTAGCATGCTCAGGGGGCATGTTCGCAATAATAAGGTCAGGTTCCCCACCCTCATGCGTCATACTCGGATGAACCCATCCGGGCTGCCCACCCTCAATCATGTCCACCACATTCTGCATGTGAGGGAAAACGCGGGCACCAAGAAACTTCTCACTAAACTCAGGAAACGACAAGTGAGTCCCCGTACGCACACCAGACACGTTCCTCATGTTACGGATACGCTCAACCGCAGACACAAACTCAGGATCATCCCGACGCCAACGCTCATACGTCGTAATATTACGGCCAGTAGCATTAGTCGCGGCCTTAATAGTCATACCGGACTGCAACTGCTCAAGGAAAAGTATTTTAGCCTCGGCAACAGTACCAGCCTTACGGCCCGCAGCAGCCATAGAGACAACCTTTCCGTTAAAAAAAAATTGTGTACACAACAATGTTAACTAAGGTGTTAACAGGGGTGTAGGAGAGGGTACCCCCATTGGCGTTAAAATAGTTACTGAGCCGTGAACTGTGAAGGCGAAGTAAACAACAACACGAACCCTTGAGGCGAAGCAACGAAAGGGTGAGTAGTACGTACCGGCTCAGCGCCGGCACTTAAACCGAAGCGATGTGCGCTCGTGCAAGAAGCACTCGCTTACAGTACCGTACGGTTTTACTCTCTATATATATATCCTCGTTTCGGACACCCTTTCGGACACAAAAAACGAAGAAAAAGCAAATCGTTACAACATTGTTGTAAACTATGTGTACAAAACGGACATTCCACCCCCCAACCAAACAATATAACCCGCAAAAAAGGTACCCCTATATATATTCTACCCTCCGCGGCCACCTAAGCAACCATGGGGTCAGGTTAGGCTACCCTT